ATTTTTCTATGGCTTAATAGCGTCACTGGTTTGGAAGTACAGACCTATTTATGTTAGTAAGTTTAAAGTTGTTCCCGTTTAGCGTTATCCTCGATACCTCTTCATTGTGAATTCCTTCTAATTAATACCCATAAGTAAAAATACAAAACAAACCGCATATGCCTTATGGCAAATTAAATAAATTAAAGGAAATTCTATGTCTAATACAATGACTGGTACAGTAAAATGGTTCGATGAAGGTAAAGGTTTTGGTTTTATTACTCCAGCTGATGGCAGCAAAGATGTATTCGTACATTTCTCTGCAATCCAAAGTGATAGCTTCAAAACATTAGCTGAAGGCCAACAAGTTTCATTCACCATGGAAAATGGTATGAAAGGTCCAGCAGCAGGCAACGTGGTGGCTCTCTAAAGACGCTATTACTATTCGCCTCTATTTTAAATGCCCTTGTTGCAGTGGTTCACAATATAGAACATCACAATTTGATGTCACAGTGAACAATCCACACGGCGCAAAATGTATCTTTTGCAAAAGTGTGATGACAGCTCAAATGAGTTAAGCATTAAATAGTTGAATATACAAAACCTCGCTTCGGCGGGGTTTTTTGCTATCTACAATCCCATGTTGGTCAAAGATAAAAAATTTAGATTTTAGGGCTTGAAAAACTTTCGCTCGTTCATATTTATATTTTGGGTAAATAAGATACCACCCATAATTCACTAAATACTGAAGGAGGAGTTATATGCCTAACATTAAACCTTTTTCATTATTCCCAACATTATCTGATAACTTACTTTCAAACCGTTTTGATCAGATAGATCGCCTGTTTAGTCAGTTAACAGGCAGTAAGCCTATTGCATCACCTGTACAGACTTATAACCTGAAACAGATTGATGATAACCATTATGAACTGACGGTGAGTGTGCCTGGATATCAAGAAAATGACTTATCGGTTTCATTAAAAGGAAGTCGTTTATTGATTGAAGGGAAAAAAGAAGAAAAATCAGAAGAAGACAATGATAAATGGATCCACCGAGGTATATCTCAAGGTCAATTTACGTTGCAATTTGACCTCGGTAAAAATGTTAAAATAGAAAAAGCCGATTTATCAAGTGGACTTCTGACTATTGCTATTGAGTATGAATTACCTGAAGAAGAAAAACGGCAAACAATAGCGATAGAAAATAAAGACAAAAGATAATTGAGTTATATAACGTAAATAAGATTAAGGCTACGCATAATGTGTAGCCTTAATTGTTTTTGTGAGGGGTTTAAATTTCACTAATTCAAAGTTGAGTTCACAAGATTTGTAAGCCGAACATAATTAGAGTGGACAGTCTGGTTTGAGCGAAGAGCGGACATACGGGAGCATGGGCTATGTATGAAAGCTAATGATGATAGCTGCCATCTTCCAAAGGGGGACCATCAGCAGTAACCCCCGTTATACTAATTGGCGGTTCAAAGATGGCTCCACCAAATATTGTATCAAACTCTGCTTTGGTGTCTGATAAGTATTCTAATATGATTTTTAGTAGCTCTCTGTACGTATCGCAATACAGTTCAATGTGAGGACAAATTTGGGAGAGAACTCTGGTCTTAAAATCATCCAAATTCTTTGGGACTTCTAGCAAGTTGCCAGTGTTTAATGCTTTTGACATAAACTTGTAATTGAACATAGAAAGAACCATGACTGATGCACCTTTCTCTCGCCTTAACTGATCGAACTTCTCTTGTGCTTGAAGGCTAAGCTTGGCGTATTCGCGATCTCGCTTAGAGTTGATTGGTTCGACGTACTGAAGTGGTTCGTCTGCAGCATCACCGATACGTGGACAAAAGTACCTATACCACCAAGCCTCAAAATACCTTTGTTGGAACTCCAGGTATGTCATCCCAATAATATTGGTGTTTTGAGTGTACTGTTTAGCACCTCGCTGAAGCCCATGCTTTGAAATAATAAATCCAATGTTAGCCCCAGTTTCATGCATTACCGTAGTGAACGAATGGACCACTGTCTGTGGTATAGAACTACCCCAGTTTTTGCATTCCACGATATATCTGATTTTGTCCACGCTCCTAACATCTGTCGCGAGAACATCCACATTCACCGAGCCACGCGGGGTTTCTAAATCGACCTCAACTTCTGCAAGTAAGCCAACATTACGGAATATACGTTGAACCCCTGTCTGGAGGTCTTGCCAGTTCTCTGGTAATGGGTCATCGATCATTTTATTTCCTATGCACAGAAGTTAATCTTTTCGTTTGTTAAGTAATAAGATTAGTTAACCTGCTCTTTTTAAAGGATAAGACTACTTTTTAAAATATTTTGATGTAATGAAATATCGTTACAATGTTCATTTTAATTTTTAAAGTTATTTTTTGACGCTTTTAAAGCATCTATCACAGATTTAGGATAAGGAGTCGCTACTTTCTGGATGTAGCAAGTATAATCACCTAAACCACCAGATCTTTTGTCTTGAGCGCTCAGCCATTTTTCCATTGGTGAACCATCATAAAAGAAATCTCCACCCCATACTTCTATACCTTGCTGATAATATTTTGTATTTAAACCACTTTCAGAGGTACACACTGCCCTGATTATTGTTTCAGTAGTTGTAGCATGTACAGGAAAGACGAAGGTTATTGCTAAGCCAATAGTAATAAATTCAAGCCAGCTTAAAATCTTTTTCTTCATTCGATAGAGTATCCTAAAAAATTAGATAAAATGTGGAAATAATTAAAATAGCTGTTGTTTCGAGTGCATCATCCGTTCAGCTTTTTTTAACTTTTTGTTGAAAGCTGATTTTGATTTGATACGGAGAATCTGTTTCTTGCTTCTAAGCAAGCTATCTTTAGGTTTCCATCCATGATCAGAATCTATTTTCAATTTATCACGGATATCTTCTGATAATTGATTAACGTGCAATCCTAGATCTGTATAACGTTCACGTCTTAACAAAATATAGCGATCCATAAATTCTGGACCAAAATTTAGATCAGATGTCATTTCTTGAAGTTCTTGTTTGATTTTCAATAATTCAATATCGATGGATTGCAATTTGTAAATGAGTGCTGGTTCAAGGTATTTGTACTCACCCCTCACTGTACTCATATCGAAGATGGGAGGTTCGACTCGAGGGCTTAAACATTCAGGGGAGTCAGGTTCATGATAGGTTTCATCAAACCCTCTATCCCATGAAACTTCTGCACATTCACTAACAAATTTATCCAAAATAAATACAAGCTGAACACCAATATAATTGCGTTCTACTGTCATCTTTTTCCGATCAAAAGCTATTTCTTTGAGCAAATTAAATAAAAGTGGAAATCCGATAGCAACAGCACCACCAAGGAACCCGAGCATAGCAGGACTAAGGTTAAACATATAAACAACCATCAAAAGTTGAAAGTAGTTTAATTCTAACTTATATCAATAGTAATAAAAGTTGTGTTTTAGTGAATTGCACCTCGAATAAGATAGAGGAGTCTAGTCACTCCATTTTTGACCTTACCTATATTCGTTTTTTGGCGTTGAACGGATACATGTAAATTGTAAGTACAAGAGATTACACAACACACAATAAAAAAATGCCGATACGCTAGGAGTCATATCGGCATATAAAATAAACGCAAGAAGCAATGTAAGTCATGTCGTACTAATTCGTATCAGACCTGTCAAATTTGATACATATGTAATGATAATTATTCTCATTAATATATTCAACCATAAATTAAATAAGGTTACTTTGTAGCCTTTTCATCTACGCCGACCACAGAATCAACACCCACTTATACCGTTCACACAAGAGCTGTGAGTCGGCACCTTATTAACTAAATAAATCGGTAAATGTTATGTCAAAAGAGATAAGCGAATTACAGTTTAGTCTTCACTATGCCTCAGAAACAGACAGTGAAATGAATACTTCAGCCATTTTAACGGCGAATATCCATACGGCTGATGGTGAAACTCAACAACTGACACAACTAATTTGCACGACATCTCCCGCAGGTAAAAAGCAATATCGAATCGGCACACAAAAGATTAATGATGCAGGCGACCCATTGCTGGTGGCGATTGAATCTTATTGGCGCAAAAATACACAAGAGAGCTGTGTTTATTTGTTAGAGAAAGCGAAGCAATTTATTCAAGGACACTTACAACAAACGAATACATGGATATCTATGTATGGTCTTGTGATTGTTTCTAATGCTTCACTGGAAGAGCAATTGCCTGAAGGTTTATTAAGGGCACTTAATGTGTCGAAAGCTGTTTGATACTTTGAGTAAACAGAGCAAAAAATAAATATGTCGATTTGTAATTAGCTCTTACAGGTTGAACTCTCCCGAAACTCCAGAGAGTTCATATTTTTAGTTATAAGAGTTTATGGCAAATTACATACTATTTTATAAGTAGGTTTTTATAATTATTGATACATCATCGAGACTCTTCTTATTAATGAGAAGTATGCGATGCAAAGTTTTAACGTTTGAGGAATATCGGGATCAGACATTCGATAGGTAAATGTTTTTTTTGCATTAGAAGGGGAATAGTGTATACCTTCATCTTCTAATTTTAATTCTTGTTCTGAAGAGCGTATTGAATCGATAAGAGTGCAAAGTTTATTTATTCTATCTGCGGGTATTTCCGCATGTAATAATTTATGTGCAAACTGATTTCTTATCTGATCAATATGACAAAAAGCATCATATGCTTGTTTTGGCATACCTAATCGCTGAGCTAGCTTATTTTTATGTTCAAAGGACATTCTAAATCTAACATCGTTAATATTTTCTGGTTTTTCTGCAAACAAATCCTCAATATTTAGATGAGCTGATATAAAAGCTTCTAAAAAATTTTCACAAGTTAAATGTAGTGTTAAAACTGAGACGAGGGGAGTATCGGTCTCACAAATTGTTAATACAGCATTTCGAGTTTTATCATCGGCAAGAAATAATTTTTCAAATATTTTAGTATTCATTCTTTCCTCATAGGACTTTGTATGAAAATAAAAAATGAAACCATTGGATTGGCAGATCCTAATGGCCATATAGCCTGCGTTATTGGGCGCCTACCTGATAATAATGTATCAGAAGTGAATACGGAGGATAATGATATTTTTAAGTCGATGATAAAAGATAAAATTTTTATAGGTGAAACTTGGTCGGATCATGATACACCTTTATTGGCTATATGGAATTCTTTTACCGATATACAACAGGAGGTTATAAGTAGCGTTATTCAAAGATATAAAGATGAGATATTTAATTTGGAATGTTCTCTTTATGAAAGGAATTTCGATTAGTTGGAATGTTTGGTTATTTGCGAGCACCTGAATATTTTTAATGCTCCCACTGAATTCTTGAATAGCCTGTGATCATTCATTCAGCCAACCACATTGGGCTGGATCATTAATTTAATTAAGTCTTATATTTTCACTTTTAACTTTCTCACACTAATCATCAACGGACACTCCTCTGGGGGTGACTATGCGTATGGAAAAATTAACCAATGTTACTTACGGAACCGCAGGCCTAACGGCATTTTTTGCCAGTCTCTCATTATATGAATGGGGATTTGTTATCGGGATGGCGTTTAGCATGGTTCTAGGTTTAGCTACTTATTTTATGACTCGTCGAGAGCAACGAAAACGCACTCAATTATTTGAAGAGCTTGTCCGTCATGTTGATCCACAAAACCCGACCGAAACGTTAAAAAGGCTTGCTGAATTAATGGTAAAAGCGCCAAAGGATATTTAATGTCTTTCAAACAGAAAATAGCGGCGCTAACAACTGCGGGAGCAACAGCCATCGCATTAGTAGTAATAGCCCATTTTGAAGGTGTGCGTTATGAACCTTATCGTGATGTGGCTGGTGTTTTGACGGTTTGTTATGGGCACACAGGCAAAGACATTATTCAAGGTAAGACATACACACAACAAGAATGTGATGCGTTATTACAAAACGATTTTATTAAGACACAACAGCAAGTCGATGCATTAATCAAAGTACCACTCAATGACCATACTAAAGCCGCTTTATATTCTTTTGCTTTTAATGTGGGAACGACAGCATTTGCTCGTTCAACATTACTTAAGAAACTAAATGTTGGTGATAGAGCGGGTGCCTGTGAAGAAATGAAACGTTGGGTATATGCAGGCGGAAAGGTTTGGCGAGGGCTTGTCAGTCGTCGAGAGGCGGAGTCAGCACTATGTCATGGAAACCTTTAATCATCATTATCAGCTTTATCCTTGCATTACTCATTACAGTCGCTGGTGGCATTTATCTCTTGATTGATAACTCATGTACTAAAGACCAAGTTAGTTTAGAAAAACGCTGTCAGATTGCACTCTCACATCATCGGTACTAATCATGAAATACGGGAAACTCTATGCCATCATTGCGTTGGTAGGCATTATTGTGGGTAGTTACTGGGTGATTAACTGGCAAGCTAATAGGATTAATTCACTGACAGATACCAACAAAAAACTGGCCGTGGCTCTCGAAGAACAGAAGTCTATTAATACTGATTATCAAGCGCGCATAATGCGATTAAATCAGTTGGATATTCAATATATGCAGGAGTTAGCGAATGCCAAGAATGAAATTAGCCACTTGCGTGATATTAGTGAGCGTCATCCTGAGCGGGTGTATATCAAAGCCGAGTGTCCAAAGAGTACAAGTGATCCCGCCACCAGCTTGGCTTATGCAACCACCGCCAGACCTACTGACACCGCTATCCGGAATTATTGGTTACTCAGAGAGCGAATTGCAGAGTCAGAGCAAATGATTAAAGGGTTGCAGGATTACATTAGAGCGGAGTGTGTCCAATGAAAAATACATCTAATCAAAATAGGAGGTATAAGGTTAAATAGAGATTATTATATAAATTTCATTATCAAAATAATGGATATAAATTATTATCTTAATTGGGTAGGTTAGTATTATTATTTGCTGTTGTTTGATATATTGGAAAGATAATATTCAATTCAATAGAGAATAATTGTAATGAAACTAAAAAAGTTACTCGAATATGATTTTATTATTGATTTTCAAAAAGTATTAGTCACTAATTTTGAAAAAGAATTATTTATTGGAAGCCTGAGGAATTATTGTTCTCATGGTAATCCATTGAGATTCCATAATTTTGCATTTTCAATGAGAGAATTGGTTCTATCTATTATTGAAAGAAGAGCTCCTAATGATAAAGTTAAAGCGACTAGCTGGTATCAGGTAGAAAGTGATAAATTTGAAGTAACAAGAAGACAAAAGCTTAAGTTTTGTGCTCAAGGATTTTTATCAGATGATTTTTTTGATGAATACTCACTTGAGGATTTAAATTTAACTATTAGTGAATACTTGGGTAAATTCCGTTTTTTTAATAAGTATACACATATAAATGAAAAATCCTTTAAACCATGCCCGAAGAAATTTTTTGAAGATATGAAAAATATTATTCAATTATCAAAAAATGTCATAGATGAATTATCTTCAATAGAAGAACTTGTTATTTCTGCGGTAGAAAGTAACTTGGAGCCTACTGTTTTTGAAGCGGTTGTTAATAATTTTCCTGATGATTTATCAATCTTAGCTGAAAATGTAATTATAGAACAAACATCTCCAGAAGAGCTTAATATTTCTACTATTAATGATAGATTTATCTCTATTTATGTTGATGGTACTGTGTATGTGAGTCAAGAATATGGTGGAAGCGAGGACTTTACATCACTACCATCAAACTATCCATTTTCTATTGAAATATATGTATCTGTTAATAACCCAAATGATATTACTGTGGATGTCAATAATATTAATGTTGATACTTCCAGTTGGTACGAATAGTATGTTTATTCATTTTTATAGTGTAATTTTAATTTAACAAATTAAAAATAGTCCAAGTTTAATTTAATTATTTTACTATTTAAAATTAATGAGATTTCTGAATTCCATTACTTAATTTAAACTTTATTTAATGATTATATCGCAGAGATATAACATTTATATCAATAAATGAGGTAAATAGCGTAACTAAAGTTACTTAGTTGAGTTTTTACTACACGAATTATATAAGACCTTATAAATTTATTCACTGAGTAATATTGATAAAATTTATTTATATAACCATCAGTTAATCGCTGGTGGCTTTTTTATTGGGGAAAATTTGTAATGGGATAAACCATGAAAAAACGCAATGTCTATGGTGGTCGATGGGCTAAAGTGCGATTAGCGTTTCTCAATGAACATCCGCTCTGTGTCATGTGCCAAGAGCAAGGGCGCATTACTGCTGCCACAGTAGTTGACCACATTATTCCACATCGCCTTAAAGAGGCGCTTGAATCAGGCAATAAAGAGCGTATCGCAAAAGCCCAAGCCTTATTCTGGGATACAAAGAATTTTCAAAGCCTATGCGAACCGCATCATAACTCAACCAAACAACGTATCGAAAAGAGTGGCAAAGTCATTGGCTGTAATGCGGATGGCATTCCACTCGATCCCAATTCTCATTGGCATCAATAACACCATGAAATACAGGGTGGGGGCGGGGTAAAAGTTCAAACACTTTCGCCCTGATTACCTAGCGCCCTCATTTATGTGCACAACCGCGAAATGAAAAGTTTTTTTCTGGGAGGTTCCGATGGCAGGAAGACGCCCGAAACCGACCCACTTGAAGGTGGTCACCGGTAATCCGGGAAAACGAAAACTCAACGATAAAGAACCCCAACCTAAACGTGAAATACCAAGCCCACCCGAACATTTAACGGATTGGGGGAAAATGGCGTGGGCAAAATTAACCTTATTACTCGATGGAATGGGTGTTTTAACCGTGGCTGATACGCTGGCATTAGAACGGCTGTGTGATATCTACGCGGATATTCTTCAATTGCGAGACACCATTGCCATTGAGGGTCGGACATACACCACAAAAACCCAATTAGGGGATTTTTTAATTAAAGCGAATCCTGCCGTTGCCATGTTGGCTGATGCAGATCGCCGTTTTAAAAGTTATTTAGTCGAGTTTGGTTTAACCCCCGCCGCTCGTTCGAAGGTGAAGATGGATGGTGGAGAAGAAGAGGAAGATCCGCTCAACCAATATTTTGGTTGATCCCGCAACGCAATACGCGCAAGACGTGCATCAAGGCAAAATCTTAGCGGGGCCTGATATTCGTCATGCATGTGCACGTCATCTCAAAGATTTAAACGAAGCCGAGCCACGAGGATTAGTCTGGGATGTCGAGGCTGTCAAAAGGGTGATCGACTTTTTCGCGAAAGTCTTAAAGCTCAATGGCGGTGAGCATGAAGGCAAACCGTTTATTTTATTGCCTTGGCAATGCTTTGTGATTGGCTCCATTTTTGGCTGGAAAATGACAGACGGCACACGCCGGTTTCGCATGGTGTACATTGAATCAGGCAAAGGCTCAGGAAAATCACCGATGGCAGGTGGCGTTGGGCTGTATTGTTTAGTCGCCGACAGTGAACCGCGTGCCGAAGTGTATGCGGCAGCTACGAAAAAAGACCAAGCCATGATTTTGTTTCGTGATGCGGTGGCAATGGTTGATCAATCTCCCGCATTAAGTCAGCGGATCACCAAATCAGGCGGAACAGGCAAAGAGTGGAACTTGGCTTATTTGAAAACGAGTTCATTCTTTCGCCCGATTAGCTCAGATGATGGGCAATCAGGGCCTCGTCCCCATTGTGCGCTGATTGATGAAATTCATGAGCACAAAAATAATACCGCCGTTGAGATGATGCGAGCGGGCACAAAAGGTCGGCGACAAGCCTTGATATTTATGATCACCAACAGTGGCCATGATAAAACCAGCGTGTGTTATGACTATCATGAATACGGACGAAAAGTCGCCGAAGGCACTATCGAAGACGACAGTTTCTTTTCCTATATTTGCTCACTGGATGAGGGCGATGATCCCTTTAAGGATGAGTCTTGCTGGGGGAAAGCCAATCCGTCATTGGGCTACACCTTTTCTGATCGCTACTTACGCGAACAAGTGACACAAGCCCGAGGTATGCCCGCAAAAGAAAGTATTGTCAGACGGCTTAATTTTTGTCAGTGGGTGGATGCCGATAATCCATGGATTAACAGTGAAACATGGATGCAGTGTGAAAATACATTCACATTCGATGATCTTCAAGGTGAAGAGTGTTATGGCGGACTGGACTTATCGGGAACCAAAGATTTAACTGCATTAGCCCTGTATTTTCCTCGCCTCAAACGTCTTTATGTTGAATTTTGGACACCCAAAGACACCTTATTGGATAGAGCGAAAACCGACCGAGTGCCTTACGACTTATGGGTAAGGCAAGGTTTTGTGCATACCACTCCAGGGAATGCGGTGAGATATGAATTTGTGGCAGAACGCATTGCTGAGATGGCGATGCGCGTCAACATAAGAGCCATTGCCTTTGACCCTTATCGCATTAAATACCTTGTACCCAAACTCGATGAAGTGGGGGTGACGGTTCCCTTAATCCAACATGGACAAGGCTTCTACAAAGCCAAGGACTCAGGGCTATGGATGCCACACTCTATCGAACTATTTGAACAGCTCATTGATGACAAGAAGATTGAGATCCACACCAATCCTTGTTTGAGATGGAATGCTGCATCCGCTGTGCTTGAGGCTGACCAAAAAGATAACCGCGTCTTTGCCAAGAAAAAAAGTACCGGTCGAATTGATGGTGTGGTGGCATCAGCAATGGCGATTGGTGCTGCGGAAGGTGAGGTTGATGATGGCAACCTTGAAGATTTTTTCTCTAACCCATTGAGTATGTGATGACAGATAAACAATATTCAATCGATTTGCGCACTAATCATGGTTGGTTTGCGCGTCTGGCTTCCTTCTTTGTTGGGGGAAGACTCGTGACACCTGAACAAGGTTCACAATCAGGCGTTATCTCAGCGCAAGGCTCGCTTGGTGATTCTTCTGTAAATGATGAGCGAATACTCCAAATATCCACTGTTTGGCGTTGTGTTAGCTTAATTTCGACGTTAACGGCTTGTTTGCCACTGGATGTGTTCGAAACGGATAAACAGGGAAATAGAACTAAAGTCGATTTAAGTCACCCATTAGCTCGATTACTGCGGTATTCGCCCAATCAATATATGACCGCTCAAGAATTCCGAGAGGCAATGACTATGCAGCTTTGCTTTTATGGTAATGCTTTCGCGTTGATTGAGCGAAATAAAGTCGGTGATGTGATCAGCTTGCTTCCTCTGTTATCTGCCAATATGGATGTGCGCATGGAGGGGAAGAATATTATCTATAAATATCAGCGTGATCATGAATTTGCGAAATTTAAACAACATGAAATTTTTCATTTAAAAGGGTTTGGTTTTAATGGATTAGTCGGATTGTCGCCTATTGCTTATGCGTGTAAGACAGCAAGCACGGCCGTTGCGATGGAAGATCAACAACGTGAGTTTTACGCTAATGGGGCTAAGTCTCCTAAAATTCTGACAACGGGCGATAAGGTATTGAATAAAGAGCAACGTAGCCAACTTGAAGAGAATTTCAAAGAAATTGCGGGTGGTTCCGTTAAAAAACGATTGTGGATCTTAGAAGGGGGATTTCAAGCACAAGATATTGGTGTTAGTCCTCAAGATGCAGAAACGATGTCTTCCCGCAAATTTCAAGTCAGTGAATTAGCCCGTTTCTTTGGTGTTCCCCCGCATTTAGTCGGCGATGTTGAAAAATCAACAAGTTGGGGAACAGGTATTGAGCAACAAAACTTAGGTTTTCTTCAATATACCTTACAACCCTATATCTCCCGATGGGAAAACTGCATTGCGCGTTGGCTTCTAAAACCCCCCGAAGTGGGAAAATACCATGCTGAACATAACCTTGATGGATTATTGCGAGGCGATTCTACTTCACGCGCCGCGTTTATGAAAGCGATGGGAGAATCGGGGCTAAGAACTATTAATGAAATGCGACGGCTTGATAATTATCCTCCTCTTGAAGGTGGAGATGTCGCTTACCGGCAAGCACAATATTTACCGATTAACCAACTCAATAAAGAGCCTCACGAAAGTGGGGCTTAATTATTTATGGGGGTTCAATGCCTGATATTAGAAAAACACTGAATTTTGATGAAGCGGAAATCAAATTTACGGGTGATGGCACACAAGGCGTTTTCGAAGGTTATGCCTCTGTATTTAGTCATCAAGATCTCGATGGTGACATTATTTTACCCGGTGCGTTTAAGCATGTTTTAGATAAGCAAAAACAAAAAATCGCTATGTTTTATAACCATCGAGTCTGGGAGCTTCCTGTGGGGAAATGGGAGTACATGGAGGAAGATCAAAAAGGATTACGAGTGAGAGGACAACTGACACCCGGTCATAGTGCAGCTCAAGATCTAAAAGCGGCAATGAAGCATGGCACGGTTGACGGGCTTTCTATCGGATTCGGTTGTCTACGTAATGATTTTGAGCGAACACCTTCAGGTCGTATTTTTAAAAACATCTCCCTATTACGTGAAATCAGTATTTGTACATTTCCCGCTAATGACCAAGCTCACGTTTCATCACTCAAGAGCATCGATGGGTTATTAACGATCCGAGATATTGAGGATTGGCTGAGAGAGTCAGCCGGTTTATCAAAATCAGAAGCAGTCGGTTTTATTTCCCGCTTTAAATCCGCTATTCGGAGTGAGTCCGATGACATTCAACAATCCCTAGTCGCATCCATTGTTAACCAAATTAATGCATTTAATCTGAAAGGATAGAATATGTCTGACTTAGCTATTATCCAAGAAGCCATCGAAGGATCACAAAAAAAGGTGCAAGAGCTTTTCGATGCACAGAAGAAAGAAATTGAAGCTACTGGCGTAGTTTCAAAGCAATTACAAACAGATTTAGCTTTAGTTCAAGAGGAATTAAAAAAAGCTGGTGAACGTCTGTTTGATTTAGAGCAGAAAGGGGCAACGAGTGCTGATGATCCTAATACGAAAAAAGATTTTTCTGAGCGAGCAGCAGAAGCGCTGACAAAATCATGGAATGGGAGTCAGGCTTCTTATGAGGTGAAAACCTTTAATAAATCATTAGGCAGTGATGCGAGCTCAGCCGGTGTTCTCATTCAGCCGATGCAAGTACCGGGTATTATTATGCCGGGTATGCGTCGTTTAGTTATCCGCGATTTATTAGCACAAGGTCGTATTTCCAGTAACTCACTGGAATATGTACGTGAAAAACTATTTACCAATAGCGCGGCACCCGTGAAAGAAAAGGCACAGAAACCAGAATCTAATCTGACTTTTGAAAAACAAACGGCAAATGTGATCACTATTGCTCATTGGATCCAAGCGTCTCGCCAAGTGATGGATGATGCTGTGCAGTTACAGTCTTACGTTAATAACCGCTTATTGTATGGCTTAGCGTTAGTGGAAGAGGAGCAATTACTCAATGGTGACGGTACAGCGGATAATTTGACGGGGATTAATCATGTTGCCACTGCCTATGATACCACGTTGAGTGCTACGGGTGATACGCATGCTGACCTGATTGCTCATGCCATTTATCAGGTAACAGAATCTGAATTTAGCGCCTCAGGTATTATTTTAAATCCTCGTGATTGGCATGCCATTGCGTTAATGAAAGATAAAGAAGGGCGTTATATTTTTGGTGGTCCACAAGCGTTTACTTCAAATGTAATGTGGGGATTACCTGTTGTTCCAACAAAAGCACAAAAACAAGGTGAGTTTACTGTTGGTGCATTTGATTTGGCGTCTCAAGTATGGGATCGAATGAATGCAGTTATCGAGGTGAGTCGAGAAGATCGTGATAACTTTGTGAAGAACATGCTGACCATTTTGTGTGAAGAGCGTTTAGCATTAGCCCATTATCGCCCTCAAGCCTTAATTAAAGGGACATTCCCAACGTCTGGAAGAAGTGCTTAAGTAATAGGTCGGGGTAGGTAACTATCCCGTATTACATCATGAATATCTTAGATGTCATTCCTCTTTCTTTATTAAAACAGCATCTCGAATACAGCGGTGATGATCGTGATGAGCAGATTATATTTTATGCACAAAGCGCATTAAATTATTGTTTGAGATGGTGTGATGAACCCACATGGAAATCACCTGATGATATCCCTTATGAAGTGAAATCGGCCATGCTTTTGGTGCTGGGGGATATGTTTGAACATCGAACCAGCCAAAGTGAAATTCCGTTATATGAAAATAAAGCAGCAGAACGATTGTTACTGCTTTGTCGAAATTGGCGAGGTAGTTAATGGATCCGGGACGATTACGCCACACCATTAATATTCAAAAATCAGTATTAGCGCCTGATGCCATCAGTGGCAGTGATGTGATTTGGACGGATCATGCGACAAAAGTACGTGCATCGATCATGCCTTATCAAGGGCGGGAATATTTTCAAGCCCAACAAGTACAAAGTGAGGCCACAACACGAATTATTATTCGCTATATCGCTGACATTGATACTTCGATGCGTATTGTATGGGGTAAGCGAATATTTAATATTATTTCGATTATTGACCCTTATGAGCGTCATCGTGAGCTTCAATTGATGTGCAAAGAGGGCGTGAATGATGGGGGAGATTAAAATCAGTGGATTGTCTGAACTCGCTCAACGAATGCAAGACATTGCCCGTAAAACCAGAAATCAAAGTGCGCGTAAGGCGATGAATGCAGGCGCTTCGGCGTTAAAGCAGGAAATTAAACATCGAGTGCCTATTCTTAAGGAAACGGTACCGCATCGACGCAAGGGCACCCTCAAGCGCAATATTCGTTCTAAAACGAAAGTGCAGCGCAATGGACAAGTTAAAACGCGTATTTGGGTGAAATCATTATCGGGTAAAAAGGTGTCCGCCTTTAAACAAGCAACGGGAAAAAGTGCGGCATTGAACCCAAATGATCCGTTTTATTGGTGGTTTGTCGAGTTTGGCACCGCCAAGATGCCCGCACAACCGTTTATGCGGCCCAGTTTTGAAGCGAAAAAGGAAGCGACGGCTAAAGTGATTGTTCAAACACTCAAAGAGGACATTGAAAAGTAAGGTAGAGATCATGATACAGCAATTAAAAGAGACCCTTTCACCGCTTGTCGATGGAAGGGCTTTTTTTCAGGTATTACCTGAAGGCAAAGGGCATTATCCCGCCATTGTGATCCAGTTTGCCAGCATCACGCCTAACAGTGCGCTGGAGGATATGGATTTAGATAACTATCGTGTGCAACTTGATGTGTATGCGCCACAGCCACAACCCCTTATGGTCTTGCGTAAAAAAATTGAGGCTAAGATTGTTGCGGCAATCCCATTTGCACAACGGGTGAATGCGGTCTTTGGGTATGAAGCCGATGTCAAATTGCATCGGCTTGTTCTTGAATTAATGATTTCATCAGATAAATAAGGAATGGATATGGCAAAGTCAAAAAATCATAAAGCGACGCCTTTCCTCGGCACGAAGATCTTTGTGCAAACCGGCTTAGGAGAGGCGATGACCGTGACGGAAGCGACGTTATCACCCGCAACTATTACCATCGCCAATAATAAGCTGAAAGCCGATGACATGATTATGTTATCGGGACTCGGGGAGTTAGATGGACGTTTTCCTGTTGCACAGGTTGATGGCAACAAAGTGACCCTGTGTGACGAAGTGGATTGGAGCGATAAAACACTACCCACGGATTTTGCAAACGCCAAAGCACAACGTATTCAATGGTCTAATAACTTTTGTGCGGTAAAAAGTTTCAGCAAAGACGGTTCGACAACCGAACAAATTGATGTCACCACTATTTGCAGTGATGGCAAGGAATATGAATCCGGTGATACGGAATACGGTTCAATTAAATTGACCTTTTTCTTACGGTATAGCTCCAGTGAGGTGCAGCGACTCTTGCGTAAATATGAAAACAGCAAAGAAAAATTTGCGGTGAAAATGGTCTTAACGCGAGATGAAGGCTCCATGTTTTATTACGGCTCTGTCGAAACGGGCATGAACATTGATGGCAGTGTAGGGCAAATGATGGATTCGGGGATCTCGATTAAATTGTCTGGCCGTGATTATTTGAATGCGAAGAAATAACCCTTAATTCACCGTTCTCATTATTTCTCTTCTCCCTTTTCGATAAAAAATCTTAGGAGTGATTATGTCTAACGCGTTATTGCGTGAATTAGTGTTAAACCAAGCACTGAAAGTGACGCCTTTTACCTATTTAGACAACACCTTTTATGTCAAAGAGTTGGATGTTGGCACCATGAATTACATTCAGCGCAAACTTCGCCAAATTAAAATCAAGCTCGCTGAGGCGCAGGACATTTATTTAGACGAAGACGATCCCGAACAATTTAATGAGGCGATAAATCGTGTCTACGATGAATATGATGTCGCCAGAATGTTGGCTTTTAAGTTGTGTGATGAAAAAGGGGAACTGCTTTTTGATGCAGAAAATGAAGAAGACTTAAAAGGTCTTAATCGTTTAGGACAAGGGTTCTCTAATGCGGTGTTTACAGCAGAAGCGGGGAATAGCGAAAAAAACTTGGAGAACGGCGACAATTTCAACTGATATTGTCGTTGGCACTGGGAAAAACGCTCGCGGAAATCGAGCAAATGCCTGAAAGCCACTTGTGTGAATATGAGGCTTTTTATCGCAAACAGCCCTTTGGTTTATGGCGAGAGGATTATCGGATGGCACAAGTGGCACATCTTTTAGCGATGATAAATCGTGATCCGAAAACGTCTCCGCCTGAATTGATGGATTTTATGCCGATGTGGAAGAAGAAAATCACGGAAGAAGAGCTGTGGGATAATGTCACTGAGAGTGTATTAGCTAATCGATAGCCCCACATCAGTGGGGCTTAATCGTTAACCACCGCGAGACATTTTCTCAATTTTTTTATCCGTATTGTATTGAGAAAGGGCATAAACCGACCAGATAGCTGCAGGGATCCAGCCAATTAAGGTGATTTGTAGGATAAGGCAGAAGATGCCAGCAAATGGGCGACCAATCGTGAAAAATTGTAACCAAGGTAGTAATAACGCCAGAATAAGTCTCATAAAACCCCCTCTATTATTCGAAATTTCAGTTTATCAATAATTAAATCAATAGCAAATAACAAGGAATATTGCATTTATTCAGGGTGAAAATTTGCTTTTGTAGTGTTCATACCAAGGATTGAATTTATGGCGGGAGCATTAGGTAGATTAAATATTGATTTGACGCTGAATACGGCAAATTTCACAAATGCGATCAACCGTAGCCAGCGCCAAACAGAACAATTTGGGCAAAGTATTCGCGTCAGTCTTCAAGCTATCACCGTACAACAAGAGCGAATGGTATCGCAAACCGCAAAATCCTCGGCGCTTTTTGCCCGCTTTGCGAGTGTCACCGCAAGTGCATTATCCATTCATCAAGTCATTAATTATGCTGATAGTTGGACGGAATTACAGAACCGCTTAAAACTGGTGACAGAAAGCTCCGTTGAGTTAAATAAAGCCACACAAGCGGTCTATGATATTGCCCAAAAAACCTATCAATCATTGGATGCCACAGCACAAGTTTATCAACGTTTTGCGGATAATGCCGATCACTTAGGCTTAAGTCAGCAAAAAGTCGCTGAACTCACGGAAACCGTCTCAAAGGCCGTGGCGATTTCGGGTGCGAGTGCAACCGCAGCCCAAGCGGCATTAACCCAATTTGGTCAAGCATTAGCCGCGGGGCAGTTACGTGGCGAAGAGCTAAATTCAGTGATGGAGCAAACCCCTGCGTTAGCGAAAGCCATCGCTGACGGAATGGGTGTCAGTGTGGGCGAACTAAGGAAGAAAGCCCAAGACGGTGAAATGACGATTGAGAAAGTCATTCAAGCCTTAGAACGTGCAGCCGACAGTGTGGATAAAAAATTTGCTACCAGCGTGACAACGGTTAGCCAAGGTTTCACTAATCTTCAATCGGCGATGACAAAATTTATCGGCGAAGCGAATCAAGGTACAGGTGCGACTCAGCTTTTTACCACAGGGATGACCACTCTTGCCGATAATCTATCGTTAGTCGCTAAAGTAGTTGAAGGGATCGCCGTCACGGCATTGGTAGCAAAGCTCTCTCAATGGACGAAAGCCACTTATCTGAAAAATCAGGCAACGTTGAATGAAGCCAAAGCCACATTACAGAGTGCGCAGGCAAACAGTGTGGCAGCAACCAGTGCCGTGAGGAAGGCATGGGCGGATAAAGAAGCCGCCACATCGACGCTCAATAGAGCCAAAATGGAATATCAAGTTGCTAGAGGCACTAACGCGGAAAAAATAGCACTCGATAACCTTATCGCCACAAAATCACTCGCAAGAACAGCCTCTCTAAATTATACACAGGCATTAACCGCCGAAAACGTTGCTCAACGTGCATTAACGACCGCTCGGCGTCAATCAACGGTGGCAGGGCGAGCACTTAACAGTGTTATGGGATTAGCGGGTGGCCCTATTGGATTAGTGTTGACGGGTGTTGCAGCATTGGGCATGGGATTGTATGAATACAGCGAAAATGTCAAACAAGCTAAACTCGAATCGATTGAATTTGCTAATTCCCTTGATACATCAACAGAAGCGTTAAACAAAATGAGCAATGCCACGTTAGTGGCGAATTTAAGCAAAGTTTCATCGGGCATTAACGCGCAATTGGAGAAAGTCGAGGAGCTTAAACAACAGGTCATTTCCTTACAAGGTCTATCAAAATACAGCGTTGAGAGTGAGAAGGCGTTTACTGAACAAGGTGTGGGGGAATTATACCTTAAGCGAGTGGCTGAAAAGCAAAAAGAGCTTGATGCCGCGATGGGGATATATGCAGAGCAAGTTAATAACTTAGAGCGTCAGCGAGCCAATATGCAAAATATGTTGGCGACACTCAAAGAAAAAGTGGGCGATCAAGCTCCTAAATATAAACGCTATGCCACTGAGTTACAAAATGTTGATGCCGTTATCAATTCACTTAAGGCGAGTTTAAAGAGTTTAGGCATTGAATATGAATCACTCATTGATATCACGCTTCAGGCGATAAATAGCCAAGTGAATGCTGCCACGGCGATTGCTAAACAGATTGATGAATCGATTGAAAAATCGCAACGTTCAGTGGCAAAAGCGCAAGCCACAGGGAAGGCATTAGCGAAATTAAATGCAGAAGATGTATTGGCTTCACGCAAAATTACGCCAGATATGCAAGGCTACGATAAGGCCTTACAAGCTGAAATTGAGGCACAACTGGCACTGCAAGCCAAACGGACGTATAAGCCCAGTCATAAATCCACCATTGATTATGCCAAACAGTACACCAAAATCTTAACGGAATTGGAGGAAAAACAAGCTTCACTGATTGCAGATGGACAAAGTATTCAGCTGTATGGCACTACCTCTTCCTTTAATGAATACACATCCGCATTAGCTGATATCAAACAGAACAAAGATAAGTTTGATGCCATCTTAAAAATCGATCCCAAAGCGATTGAGACGATTAAAGAAAAAGCGAAAGCCATTGATGATCTGGCGCGTGCCAACTCGGTTGCGCAATTTGCTTATGATCGCGGTAAAGAAATTGAGCAGATGCAATTTGAAACCACCTTGATAGGAAAGACACGCGCAGAGCAAGAAAAACTCAATGCCCTTCGTCAGATTGATGTGCTGTATCAGCAAGCCAGTGTGGATTTAGGTGAGAAAGAGCTGGTGAACTTACAACGCAATGTCGAACTCACTAAACAGCAGATTGAGGAAGAGCTGAGGAAGCGAGAGGCCATGAAAGGCGATCCGATGGCGGGATTAAAACAAGGCTTATCGGATTTCAGTGAGTCGGCCATGAATGCGATGGAGAACGTCAGAAATGTCACTACCAATGCCCTTAATAATATGTCTGATGCATTAGCCGATTTTGCTTTAACGGGCAAAGGAAGCTTTAAAGATTTTGCCAATGCGGTGATCTCCGATATCACTCGAATGGTGATGAAAATGCTGGTTTTCAAAGCCATTGAAGCAGGCGGGCAGGCAATGGGTTTTGATATGGGATGGATGAGCAAAGGGCATGCTTACGGTGGTTATACGGGGCATGGCGGGAAATTCGAACCTAAAGGGATTGTACATGGTGGTGAGTTTGTTTTTACCAAAGAAGCGACGGCTAAATTGGGTGTCGGCAATCTCTATCGCTTAATGCATGCGGCGCAAGGTTATGCTTCGGGGGGCTTTGTGGGGGCGGTCGCAGGGCGAATACCCGTTACACCCCAACCGACGTTAGCCCGTGCGGGTGGGGTGCAAATGACGGTCGTCAATCATATTACGGTGACGGGAAATGGTGACGCTGTACTTGCGCAGGCAATGAAAGAAGCTGCACAACAAGGGACAGAAGCCGGCGCACAGAAAGCTCACGCGATGATGTTACAAGACTTTCAAAGTAATGGTGCAGCACGCAGAACATTAGGAGTCTAAATGTCTATTCTTGAATGGCCAAAAGAGGTGATCCCAACACAGGAAAACTGGCAATTATTGAGTAATAGCAAAACCTTTACCTCGCCATTTAATGGAAGTAGTCAAACGGTACGCTTTCCGGGAAGTCGTTGGCGTTGTGAGCTGACATTCAATAATTTAAATGAAGAGAAATCGCGCCAGTTAGAAGCGCTGGTGGCTTCATTGGATGGCATGTCGGGGCGAGTCAAAATATCGAGTTGGATAAGAAAAGGGCGTTATGGGTATGGTTCGCCTCGTGTTGCAATACCAAGCCAATTGGGGAATCGGCTAGAAACAAAGGACTGGAAGCGCAATATGCGTGTGTTACAGCAAGGGGATCGTTTAACTGTGGGTAATGAACTCAAAATGGTGGTGGCTGATGTGGTTAGTGATCATCAAGGCCGTGCCATTATTCCTATTTCACCGATGTTAAGAACGTCACCTACCGTCAATGAAATGCTCGAGGTTGAACGTCCTTTTGGAGTTTTTCGGCTCGTTGATAATGAACAGGGTAAATTTCAGCATCGTCGCTTGGGGTATACCCATATCACGTTATCTTTTGAGGAGGTGTTGTACTAATGCAATATCATCCATTTTCTGATGCCATGGTCAACGCGATTAATGAGGGGGCTTATATTGTCTTAGCCGCCAGACTCGATTTGAAATCAGGCGTGACCTGTGCGCATACCGGCGTTGGGCAACTGATTATTGCGGGGGAAACTTATTTGGGCGTGGGCAGTTTAGGCGAAATCAGTCAGCTGAAAGAAAATAAGACAACCAGTCCCCCACAATTACAGCTTAAATTAGCGGGTTTTGATAAATCGCTGGTGGGAATGGTGATGAATGAGCAAAGCCGAGGGCGAGAAGTGCGGTTGATGATGGTCGCCATCGGTGAAGAGGGAAAACCGCTTCTTGCTGAAGTCTTATTTGTCGGACAAATCACATCTATCAATGTGGTGTCTGGCGAAGAAAATGCCGTATGTGTTAATGTTTCTAATCGATTCGAACGATGGTCAATCGGTTTACCTGATAGGTTCACTGATGAATCATGGTCATCTAGAAGGCAAGGTGATCGTATCTTTCGTTATGTTGCTCAAATGGCTGAAAGGGCTATTTATTGGGGCAGTAAGAAAGATGCACCTGCATTTATTTATAAATAATCTTATTTTTCTTGTTAAACCCACTTTTGTGGGTTTTTATTGCATAAACAAGAGGAACTGTGTCCTTTGTTGTTTCATGAAAGAGCTAAATTTATCCTTGTTAGAAGATATCAGCGTTGGGAGTATAGATAGGTAATTGATGCCAAAAACTACATTCATATACCTTTATAACCGCAAAAAAACAAGCTTTAGTTGATAAATCTGGGTTGTAATGGCGACAAGATGACTCTATTATGAATAGGTCACTGGTCGAAAAGGTTCACAAAAAATAATCCAGTACCCACTAACAGTGTGGGTGATTTTTTACATGCAGAGTAATTGCAATAACCTCAAAATCGTCTATTTTGTATATATGCCAGAGATCCTGGTAAGAGGGTATTTATATGAGTCACGCACTGAGAAAGGCTAGTCGTTTAGATATACCGCCTCGTGACAAAAGTAAAGTTGCGTCTCCTAGAGCAGTAGTTGGATATAATTGCTCACACAAAGATCAAGTGAAAAATGCTTTCAGTCTTGGCTTTGAGCGTTATGAGACTGCTATGGATAAATTATCTAAGGTGTGATAGATGTCTAGGGAGTTTGGTTATCATCTTGACGGCGTGAATTACTTATCTGTTGATGACATAATTTATATCAATGAAGTTCTTATTAAAGCACAAACGCCAGATGAGCCAATCCAAGTTTTAAATCAAAGCAATCTAGAATCGTCACAAGCCAGACCTAGCGTAATAAGATATTACGAACAAACAGAGGATATGTTTAGACTATCCTCTGTTCTTATTGAAAGCCTTATCCAAAACCATCCATTCGCGAATGCTAATAAAAGAACAGCCATGATGTGTGGTTATGTTTTTTTATTGATAAATGGTTATGAGCTTACTGCACCAAGTGATGATATGGTTGATATTGCATCTGGTTTAGCCACTAAAGATTATAGTTGTGAGGATCTTGAGAATTGGCTGTGTCATTGGTCTAGGACTTATGACACAGTAGAATTATGTAATCCTGATTTCGGTAAACTATGTTGTGGTGTAATCAAATTAAAAAATATCTGATATTACGCAATTGAAACTAACCCACTTCGGTGGGTTTTTTATTGCCTGAATTTCACCATGCCTCTTAATTGAGGTTTTTTGCTATTTAAGGTCAGTACATGAAACAACCCAACTGGACACTTAAATTACCTGAAACCATAAGGGCGGCGATGAGTCGCCCTTTTTCATGGGGTGAATTTGATTGTTGTATTTTTGCCTCGGAATGTATTTACGCACAATGCGGTTTCTCGCCAATAAAGCCTTATCTCAATCACTATAAAACCAAAGCCGAAGCCTTCAATCTGATCAAATCTAAATTTGGCTCATTAGAGAAAGCCGTTTCACGCTATTTCAAATCCATTGAGATTGAGCGCGTTCAGCGTGGCGACCTTGTACTGTTTAAAGGTGAGGACGGTGACAGTTTAGCGGTGGTCTGGGCGGGGCATTATTGGGGCGTAACGCTACAAGGTGTGAAGCCAGTGCAGATTAACCCAATCAAAGCATGGAGAGTGGAATAATGGGTGGGAGTGGTGGATTAATTTCAAAAGTCGTGGGCGCAGGCTTAATGATTGCGGGGCTATTTACCGGAGGTGTTACCTCGGCGATGGGGATGGCGCTGATGGCAGCAGGCGTTGCGGTTCAAGTCGCGGGTTCTCTTATCTTTAAGCCAAAACTGCCTTCCATGAATTATCGAGATACCAGTGAACGCAAACAGATGTTACGTTCATCGTCTGCCCCTGAAACCGTGATCGTTGGAAAAACAGTGATATCGGGTTTGCTTTTCTTTGCCGAAGAAGAAGCAGGCGAACAAGATGAAAACGAAAAAATCACACTGGCATTGGCGCTGGCAGGGCACCCCATAGAGAAAATCGGGAAGATTTGGTTGGGTGATGATCTCATTGAGACGTTTGGTGATAAAGCGTCATGGGAATTACATAACGATAGGGAAGATGCCGATCCCTTTATGCTTAAAAATTGCCCGTCATGGAAAGAGGATATGATTGGTCGAGGTCTGGCGTGGTTACGTGTGACACTCACGTTTGACCAAGAAAAATTCCCCTATGGATTACCCAATGTGAAATGTGAAGTTTGGGGAAAACATCTGTTTGATCCTCGCACTGGGCAAACTGCATGGAGTAATAATGGGGCCTTAGTGGTTTTAGATTATTACCGCCATTATTTAAAAGTACCTGATACAGATATTGATTTTGACAGCTTTAAACAGGCAGCCGATTTATGTGATGAAAAAGTGAGTCTGCCAGAAGGCGGATTTGAGTCGCGATATACCCTTAATGGTGCCTATGACTTAAATGAGAGTCCATCCAGTGTCTTGGAAGCGATGCACAAATGTATTAACGCGGAACCGACATTCACCGCAGGAAAACACGGTATTCAAATCGGTGCTTATTATGGGCCTGCAGTAAAAACCATTACTGAATCACAATTGATTGGCACCGTTACGTGTACCCCTGAAACAGGCTTAAAAGACGCGACCAATGCGGTGTATGGCACGTTTATTGATGCCGAACAGTTGTACACAAAAACCGACTTCACGCCTGTGATTGTGGACGAATGGGTGAAAGAGGATGGCTTAGAAATTCGAGAGAATATCGACTATCGTTTTGTCACCAGCCCTTATCAAGCCCAACGATTAGCTCGTCAATATCTTCGTAAAAAGAAAGCAGGAAGACGAGTTCAATTGACCATGAACTTAGACGGCTATGCTTATCGTCCTGGTGAAGTTGTGCTTTTAGAATTACCTTCTTTGGGAATTAGTGGACTGGAATTCCGTATTGCCGAATGGTCTTTCCATGCATTAGACGGTGTGGCTTTAACGTTGGAAGAGGATGGTGCCTATTTATATGAAGATGTGGTTGGCAAACCGTTTGAGCGTCCGCCATTTGTGAGTTTACCCGCTGGTGGTGTTGCTTCACCGATTAATCTTACCTTTGTTCCACTTGCAGTCAGTGACATCGTGCAAGGTACGCTTTCTTGGCAGAATGTGGCGTCTGATGTGCGCTATAACACCGTTACTATTCTCCAAGAAGGCAACGTTATTCAATCTATTCAGGTGCCGGCTGAGCGTGTTGATATTAACGGATTAGCGCGAGGGACTTATCGTGTTGAAGTCAGAGCAACAAACGTTGCCGGCGCAATGTCGGCACCTGCTATCAGTGACTTTGCCATTCAAGCGCCACCGCCTCCTGAGCATATTGATGTTACCTCTGGCTTATTTAATCTGACCATTGTACCGAAACAAGGCGATAGCGCTGTCTTTGGTTATACCTTTGAATTTTGGTTTAGTGAGGAAAAACTCGCTGATCTTTCTGAAAATGAAGTGATCACCAAAACAAACAAAGTTGGCCAAGGGAATTTCTGGACGCAAGAGAATTTAAAAGCAGGACATACGTATTATTTTTATGTTCGAACAATCAACAGCTATGGCAAATCACCTTTTGTGGAGGCTTCTGGTGTTTGCTCAGCTCAAACCGATTTAATTCTTGAAGAATTAGCGGGGCAAATCAGCCGAGACCAACTCGCACAAGACTTATTGGGTGAAATTAACAGTAAAGCTAACCAATCAGCTGTTGTTGAATTAAACACGCAAGTGAAAGCAAACCATGATGCGATTTTAGCGGAGCAAGTTGCGCGAGGAGCGGTAATTAACCAAGAGCAACAAGCTCGTGCTGAAGCTGATAAAGCGGAGGCTCAACAACGCCAATTCTTAGCCACCCAACTTCGTGGTGATTATACCGGCAATGATTTATCGAAAGTCACCGCAGGACTTATCTCCGCCGAGAAACAAGCGCGTGTTACAGGCGACCAAGCGGAAGCAAAAGCCAGACAGTCATTGGAAACACGGATGAATGGGAATGTTTCCGCGATTAATAAATCACTAGAAACCCTCACCTCGAAACAGCAAGCGCAAACGCAAGAGATTTCAACGCTCAATTCAAATTTGAAAGGGAAAGCCGATAGCAGTGCGGTTAATGCGTTAAATACGCGAGTATCTAATCTTGATGGCAAAGTGACGTCCGCAACCTCTCAGGTACAAACGTTATCCAGCAAATTAGATAAAGTGAAAGCCGATTTAACTGAATCTGTGGTGGTGGATTTAGATTTATCAAAACTCAATGAAAACACCTATTATCCAGTGATTTTACCTTTAGTGACCTCTCGACGTTACGCGTTTAAGGTTTTTAGAACCTTAGGGCAATATTCAGACAATAAACCCAGCTATGCAACTCACAGCACCAAAGGTTTTGCCGTGATTGTGGAATGGCAAGTGAGTGGTTCTGGATGGGGAACTCAGTCTGAAAACCGTATCATTGATAATTTTGATTGGCGATGGACAAATCAATCTCCCGTGATGGGACCTGCTCAATTAACGAATGGCTCTGTGGAATATATCTATTTGCGAGGAGGGGCTAAATACCAACTCACTAAGCATAAAAGTGTTAACCATCAAATTATCACCAGCACTTACACCAATAACAAACAATCGGTGGCACCAAAAGGGTTTGTGGTGAATGACGTGCCTAAGTCCAGCGAACAGAAAGCTAATGCAACGGCGAATGCGGTAAGCCAACTTGAAACTAAAATGACTGAAGTTTCAGGTAAAGTGACCTCTACCGCCCAGCAGGTCACTCGCTTAGAAAGCCAAGTGGGTACAAGTTCAGCCAAAATCGAACAAACTTCGAAAGTGGTCACAGACATAAATGGCAAAATTTCGGCATCATGGACAATGAAAGTCCAGCAGGATAGCAAAGGGAATAAAGTCATTACTGGCATTGGCTTAGGGTTTAATGCACAAGGAAATAGTCAATTTCTGGTCAATGCTCAAAACTTTGCGGTGATATCGTCATTAAACGGCAAAGTGGTGACGCCTTTTGTTATTCAAAATGGACAAGCTTTTTTCAATGATGCGTTATTTAGCAAGGCAACCATTGATAAATTATCGATAGGTAAAAAAATCACATCCACTAATTATTCAGCTGGCAAGAAAGGATTTAATATTGATGCCACAACAGGGAATGTGGAATTAAATGATGCGGTATTTCGTGGACGGTTAGATATTAACTCAGGAGGAACAAAAGGGCGGTTAGTGATCACGAATAATACTATTTATGTTTACGATGAAAACAATCAGTTAGCGGCAAAAATAGGTTATTTAGGGTAGCGTATGAAGTTTATTGTTTTAATTACAGCATTATTATTGTCAGGGTGTACCTCTGGATATAAAAAAGTCGATTGCCAAGGTGTTTACCAAATAAAAACTTTTCATTATCAACAACCTGTATTAGTAAAGTTTGATAAAAAGAGAGAAACCATTAAAGGGCCTCTTTATCATGCTGTACCTCAATTAGGATTTAAATTCTTAGGAGGATGGGTATCTCCTGATGCGGTAGAGGATTTTTCATGCCGTGGGGAATAGAGATATATGAAAAAGGAAAGCCAATAAAAATCACAGGGCGTTCGTTTATTTTTGACCAAATAGCGGTCACTCAAAATGGCAGTAAAACTTATAATAATATTCCTAAAGGGCGGTCATTGGCCGCCTATATTGTAGCGAGAAATCGAGGATCTTATTTCACTGTTAGAGTCGAGAATAATAAAATCTCGTGGAATTCTTTACGCGGTAGCCAATCGATTAATGGAATTATTATGGTACTAATTAAATGAGTAAATATGGTGCATTATTTTTTAATCAAGGTATTACCGAAGAATTAACACCCTATGAATCAGCCGTATTTTTAAAAAAGATAAAAACTAAGCCAGGACTAATTAAAGTTATCGAAGGTAATAATAATGCAGTGCCACTTATTTTTATTCGAGTTCTTAATTCCTCTAATCCATCATTAGGTGGATTATCTGAAGTGATTTATGAGAACAATGCGTGGTGTGTGAATTTAATCGATACTATTCAAGGTAATTCAGCAGAATATGAACTCTATGTATTTGTGAAGTCTTCTTATCATATTTCACTTCATCCCCAAAAATGGGGAATTCAAATCTATCATAAAGGTGTTATTACACACGCTTCAAGCCAAAGACCGCTTAATTTATTAGAGGGAAATAACTTTGTACTCACAGGAAATAATTGGAGTGGCGTGGATGTCGGTTTCCCTTGTGCGGTATTAATCACAACAATAGGGCAGATTGGTATGATGGATTCGATGGGAGGAAAAACGATTAGAGTAACTCTTTGTGGGCGAGGTAACCGTATTATTCCTCATTCCATGATAGTGGCCGGACAAATGTCAACAACCTCACTAGGAAAGCAGTATTTTTATATTGATGTAAGGGAGTATGGTGGGTGATGGAAATACATAAGTAAAATAACAATATGAAACAATGTTGAAAACTAATTTCATCAATTAACTATTCTTTAATAAACTTATTTTTTAAATTATTATATAAAAATGAGATGTTAATTTGCAAATGACTCCACTAAATATTAAAGTTAAATTATTGAGGGTTGATTAGTATTTATAGTTATATAACTTTTTATAAATTAGGAAAAAATGAAAATAATATATGTTGGAAAAAATGATATAAAGAAGCAAGAGATGCTTAAAATGTATAACAATGTTATTTTGCTATTGTTTGATAGATGGGATGATTATGATTATAAAACATCTTTTCCAACATATTGTCAAATTAATGGTACAATAGTCGAACTGCCATCAATTAAAATTCTATTTAAAGATCAAATGGTTTCATTTGCTTATTTAGATAAATTGATTGAAGGAGGATGGGATGGTTTATTTCCTGTTAAAGACATCTCTTATATTTCTAATCCAGAAGATATTACATTTTATGAACAAATAGACGGGCACCTTGATTTAAAATCAGCCGTTGAGGTTGCAAAAATACTCTGCGATGCAAGCTATATGGTGCATATAATTGAGGATGAAAACAGTTTAGAACTAATAAAAACTACTGGTTTTAAAAAATCACTTCAACGTGAGCGTGGATTAGTTAAGGCTTTTCTTGATGGATGGCGTTTTTTAAGTAAGCAAGAAATTAGTATAGGAAATTTGATTTTTCATTATCGTACACCTACTGATGAAGTTCAGGCTTTAAAACTAAATTTTGCGACTACTTCGCCATTACCTCATGACATAAATGTGTTGATTGGGCCAAATGGTATTGGAAAATCACAAGCCTTAATTCAGTTGGTTGAAGATTGGCTAAATTTAAAACCAGATGAGGGTAAAATTTCAGGTTTTATAGAAGAACCGAATATAAATCAAGTCATAGTTGTATCTTATAGCCCTTTTGAATTGTTTCCATTGGATCTTGAAAAAGATGATATAGAGATTAATAGAAAAGATCATGGCATCTATCGATATTTTGGATTACGTGCAAATGAAATAAGAGTTGATGAAAACGGTAAGAAACATAAACAGATACGCTTATCTAGACGTTGGCCACATCAAAATGCAGCTTATTCATTAATATCATGTCTTGATGATGATCGTAAGTATGGTGAAATCAATAGTTGGTCTAATAAAATAAAAACTCTTTACCAAGTTCTTAAAATAGCAATTGATTTTGATGAAATTGCTATTGGTGTTGCTAATTTTACTGATAAAAAACAATTAGTTGAAGGTGATGAATTATATTTCGCAGACTCAATAATATTAATTAATGAAGATGAAAAAGAAAAAGATGAAAGCCTACCAGACGCCTATATACCGATTCGTCAAGTTAGAATAGATGAGCCAAATACTAAAATTATTCGTAAATTTCTTCATCTTCATTCGGGAGTTGTTTTTCTTAAAAATAATAGTCAAATGAAATTAAGTTCAGGGCAGCGATTATTTTCCTATATGGTTATAAATATTTTAGGTGCAATGCGCCGTAATAGCCTTATCTTAATTGATGAACCAGAGTTATTTTTACATCCAACTTTAGAAATTACCTTTATTCAAATGCTAAAAAAAATCTTAGATAATTATAACTCTAAAGCTTTATTGGCTACTCATTCTTTAGTTACTGTTCGTGAGTTACCTAGAGATTGTGTTCACGTATTTGAACGAACTGAAGATGGACTATTTATTAAACATCCTCCTTTTGAAACATTCGGTGGTGATATACAACGTATATCATCTTATGTATTCGGCGATAAATCTATTTCAAAACCATTTGAAGGATGGTTAAAAGATAAATTAAAAGAATATCATTCAGCTGAAAATCTTATAGAAGCATTAGGAGAAAATATCAATGAAGAAATGCTGATTCAGATTCATGCTATAAATGAGAGGAAACTATGATACACCTCAATGTTCCTGAATTTGATTATAATGATATAGAACTAGTTGAAAGACTTGTTGCTGAACGTCAAAATGGTATAAACAGAAATTACTTTTCACAGATCGAAAATTTGTGGAAAGAACGAGTAAAGTTATATATAGAAAATAGTGGTAATCCCGAGATTATTACCCCTTGGGCGAGCTTAACTAATCCAACAGATCATATTAAATTTAAGAATCTTTATCTGTCTCCATCAAAGAACTCTGTTCAAAAACCAATTCTTGATAAGTTGAGGGATCGTGAGTTAAAGCTGTGTCCTGCATGCGGAGAGGATGGAACACCAAATACTTTGGATCATTATTTACCTAAAGATATTTTCCCTGAGTTTTCTGTTACTATACATAATCTATTTCCTATGTGTGATATCTGCCAAGGAAAAAAGGGTGTTAAACTTAATGATGCTGATGGTAAAAGATATTTTATGCACCCATATTTTGATACATTTACTGAACAGCAATTACTTATTTTAGATATAACAGAGCCGTATAATGCACCATCTTCTATCAGTCTTACTCCGAATCCTAGTCTTACTCTTCCTTTAAGAGAACTTGTAAAAAAACATACAGATGAATTAGATATACCTTTGCGTTACCTTAGTTATTTTAAAATTATGTATATAAGGTTACTGCGTCTTGTAGGGAAACTTCGTGAGAGTAACCAAAATGTAACAGATAATCTGAATATATTTAAATTTATGGCTTCAACTAAATCAGTTAATTCATGGGATTATATATTTTATGATGGCGTATTACGCAATGAATTATTATTAAGTTATTTATCTGACAATGAAATACCAATATTATGATGGTATTTGTAATGATATCTAGTATTGTTAATTAAAGATAACCAAATATTAATGAGGAGAGCAAATCACTGAACGTTGCTTTCCTCCCTTTGTATATATTTATATGCTATTTCCAATATTAATTGGATAAAAATATGTGATTAAAATAAAAAATCCTAAATTATTACTGGCGTGAATTCTTATAACTAAATCATTATTTTCTATTATTTAATATAAATAATAGGTTTTAATACTTGATATCAAGCCTGATAATCTCTCGAACATTTAAAATAACTTCCCCAAAACCACCCCAAACCAAACTAAAAATCAACCAGTTACATACAAACCAAGATCACATAAAAAACCAATAATTACCCCAATAATTATAAGTTATTTAATAAGTTACATAATTATTATGGGTATAATGCTACGCCACATGGGTTGGACAGAAGCCGCTGACTTAATCATTAAAGGTATGGAAGGTGCGATTGCCGCTAAGACTGTCACTTATGATTTCGAACGTCAGTTAGAAGGTGCTAAACTGCTGAAATGTAGAGAGTTTGGTGACGCGATTATCAAACATATGTAATTGTTGATTTGATAAATAGTTAACGGGAGCTTATTAGTTCCCGTTTATTTTTTGTACTATAAAATTCTTCCCCAAAATATCCCCAAAACTCTTCCCCAAAACTGTTCAATTAAACAGCAATAATTTGCCATTCTTTGCCTCTATCATCGTGGTATTTATCAGTCATATTTTGTGTTTTATGACCCAATAATTTTTGTGTATTAATTCCTTGTTCTCGATAAAGTCGCTCAGATAAAGATCGCTGTTCATGGAAAGTAGGTGCCGTACCTTTTTCCCAAGTTAACCCACATTTATCTCGCGCTTTTTTAAATGTTGTGGTTAACGTATTTGGCGTGACTTGCTCACCGCGTTTCGCTTGTGCGGTGGTATGTCGATAATGCACGAGGTATTTACTCACAACCGCGTCACGACATTGAGCAACGACATCCCTTAAGGAGAGATTGATAGCTTCACATTTTAGCGAGAGAGGGATGGCTAACTTACTGCCTGTCTTCTCTTATCAATTTCTAAATCTCGTTTTTCGGTTGCTAACATCATTAAGTCGGCTAAATGAACGGCGGCCGATATAACGGGTGGCAAGTTATATTTTTGACGAATAACAGCATCAATTCTTTTTTCTATTTCCTTATATTCAGGTAATAGCTTTTTAAGTGATGATGGCAGATCTTTTACATAAGCTTCACTGGCATCATGAAGTAAGGCTTCTAAAGCATATTCAGGAACAACTAAATAGCTGACATATACCGAGTGTTGAGCAACAGAATAGAAATTATCAATCTGCCCATTAAATCGGCATTCATTAGCTAAACCTGTCGCATTAAATAAAAAGAATAGTGATATGCATGACCTATTGCTTGATTACTATTTATTCGGAATGACATTTATGCAACTTACTAACAAGCACAATTGCTCTGATGGGCATATAGGTAAAAAATTACAAAAGGCAGAAGGAATAATAGAAGATATGTTAAAGATGCCAAATGTTCCATTAGAGATGGTTTGATATGTGGAAAAAATCATATAAAAACTTTACGTACGTAAAAATAATGAGGTTGAGATAAGAGTGGCATCAAGGTCAATTAGCTTATTAGCTTGGCTTTTTGCAGGGTTTTATTTTTAGATATATGATTATTAATCAAAAAATTTGTTGAGAGTTTTTTGTTTTCATTGATTATTTGTTTATATTTAAGATGAAATTTATTGTTATGCTATAAGAATAAATCTGTAGTGTTTAACTAATAATTAAAATAATAAACAGGTATTCTTATCTCTACTATACTCATAATATTCAATTTATAGAGCGAGTATATATAATGATTGATTTGTTTAAATTAACGAAAAAAAGTTCTAGGCATATTGGTATAGCAATATACGTAGGTATTATAGCGGGTATCTTTTCAGCTTTAGTAAAGTCTGGTTTTGAAGACCTAATTCCACCGAGAACACTTGAAACGACACCTCCTCCAGTTGTCTTATTAGAAAAGCTAGGATTAAATATAGATACTATGACTTATCATTGGATGGGATATAGTATTAATTGGGGCGGTAATGGTGTTCATATATTATTCTCAATAGTTATCGCTGTGATATATTGTGTTATTGCTGAATACTTACCAAAGGTTAAATTATTACACGGTATTTGTTTTGGTATTGGTGTTTCTGTTTTTGCTCATGGTTTAGTTGTACCATTATTAGGGCTATCTAGCTGGCTTTGGACAGCAGGTTATCAAGCATTAGTTTCTGAGTTTGTCGGAACCGCTTTTTGGATCTGGTCAATTGAAGCGATTAGACAAAATTTGCGTTATTGTTTAACTAAAGAAAAAGATGCTGAGTAGATAAGAAAGTTCAGCCTTAATCTGTTATAAATCTCTTAAAGATCGCCTAGGCGGTCTTTTTTATTAAGCTTTTATTTTTGATAGTACACACAGGTGATTTACCGCTAAAAATAAAGTTTGCTATCTGAATTTTTCTATGGCTTAATAGCGTCACTGGTTTGGAAGTACAGACCTATTTATGTTAGTAAGTTTAAAGTTGTTCCCGTTTAGCGTTATCCTCGATACCTCTTCATTGTGAATTCCTTCTAATTAATACCCATAAGTAAAAATACAAAACAAACCGCATATGCCTTATGGCAAATTAAATAAATTAAAGGAAATTCTATGTCTAATACAATGACTGGTACAGTAAAATGGTTCGATGAAGGTAAAGGTTTTGGTTTTATTACTCCAGCTGATGGCAGCAAAGATGTATTCGTACATTTCTCTGCAATCCAAAGTGATAGCTTCAAAACATTAGCTGAAGGCCAACAAGTTTCATTCACCATGGAAAATGGTATGAAAGGTCCAGCAGCAGGCAACGTGGTGGCTCTCTAAAGACGCTATTACTATTCGCCTCTATTTTAAATGCCCTTGTTGCAGTGGTTCACAATATAGAACATCACAATTTGATGTCACAGTGAACAATCCACACGGCGCAAAATGTATCTTTTGCAAAAGTGTGATGACAGCTCAAATGAGTTAAGCATTAAATAGTTGAATATACAAAACCTCGCTTCGGCGGGGTTTTTTGCTATCTACAATCCCATGTTGGTCAAAGATAAAAAATTTAGATTTTAGGGCTTGAAAAACTTTCGCTCGTTCATATTTATATTTTGGGTAAATAAGATACCACCCATAATTCACTAAATACTGAAGGAGGAGTTATATGCCTAACATTAAACCTTTTTCATTATTCCCAACATTATCTGATAACTTACTTTC